TATCGTAGGATTTATTCTTCCTGTAGTTCGATTAATAGATTTGTTTAGATGAAATTGTTTTATAAAATCAAATACTGTAAGAGCCGCATTAGAACCATACGATCCTCCAAACACACTTGTATAATTTGGGTTTGTACCGTACGGACTTAAATTATATATGTTGGCATCTCTTGCCCAACCTTGAGTATTCCCACAGGCTGTACCTCCAACATGAGCACCGTGATCATTATCCAATGAACGTTGTGTTGAGGGATTGCCGAGAGAGTCTGTATAATTAGGATCCGAATAAGGAGCATATACATACGTACCCGCCACATTTCCTGTGACTGCCGGATTATATATAAGCCAATTAAATTGGTTAACCCTACTACCTCCTGTGCCGTCTGCATTTACCGCAAACTCCGGGTGGGAGGGATCTAGGTGACCATCACATATAACGACATCTACGTTTTTTCCGCTTGAGGTAGTAGTTACTGTACCTGTCTTTGATGCTGTTGCATCAGAGCCCCAACTAGCTAATTGAGCCGTCAGTGTTGCACATCTATATAGGCCCCAATTTCTGTGGGCATTGACTGAAGCTGTGGAGCTTTTATCCCAGTAGGCAGATGTTTGTACCCAAGATGGTGTGATTTCTAATCCTAACTCTTCCGGACTTAATTCAATAGCTAATATTCTAGGATCTGTTTTTAATTTTTCAGCTTCCCCATCTGTTAGTTTATAATGAGTATTTCTGCTCGAAGGTCTTCTAAAATAACAACCAACTGCTCTGTCTGGCATAACTCCGTGCATCGTGGGACGAAGTGTTTCCATATCAATATAAAATTCGTCCAGGTCCTCAAAGTTATTTAGAGTAATGATATATTCTTTTAGATTGGACATATAATTAAGCCTCAAGTTGTAGCACTGTCAAGGTAACAGTAATAGCAGTTGTACCGCCTGTTTGATTTGTTACAGTTACGTAAATGTTACCGCTAACTGGACCGTCATCATTGAATCCTATAGTTGCCGGAGTAATTGGTTGGGTCGTAGCACCGGTATTAATAACTTCAGCGATTACACCTGCACCCGGTGTGGGATCGTTACCTATAGTCCTAGATGCGTCTGCGGTTTGCGCTGCCGCATTGGAATATATCCTTACCCAGGCTGCACCACTTGTTTGCACTTTTAATAAAGCATAAGATTTATATCCAGATAATGTCACATTTCCACTAGATCCATTAGCCAGTGAGTTCGTAGTGCCCGTGACCGTTAATCTACTAGTTAATCCAACTCCCCCACCGCCACCGCCACTACCTGTATAACCTCTCAGCGTTCCCGGACTACCGACATAGCCCGATATAGCACTTCCTGTATATCCAAAACCACTACTACCAGTATACCCGCCGGGATCTCCCTTAGCACCTTGGCTACCAACGAATCCACCAGGAGAACCAGGAGCACCTTGGCTACCAACATATCCCATAGCCGCAAATGCTCCGCTACTACCAGTAAACCCGATCGAACCAGTAAACCCGATCGAACCAGTAAACCCTCGGCTGCCGTTATATCCTACGCTGCCGACGAATCCCTGTCCGCTACTACCAGTATATCCTTGGGGATCTCCTTTGTCTCCCTTACTGCCTGTATACCCAGGTCCTTTACTTCCAACAAATCCAAGTCCCGAGCTACCGGTATATCCACCAGCCGGTCCCTGGAGTCCTTGACTACCAACGAAGCCTGTTCCCTGACTACCGTCGTAGCCTCTCGATCCTGTCGGACCTATTACGCTACTTGCCGAGCCACTATATCCTCGAACATAAGTTTTCATAAACGACCATGTTACTACTTTAGATATGCCGTTTTCTGTAACTATGAACAGAGTTTGGTCTGATATGCTAGTTACCTGAGGTAATGATGAAATTGTTGCCATTTTTAATAAGTCCTTAAAATTAATATCCTTCGATTGGACGTCCGTCGTCAAGTGTTAATGCAGTGCCATCACCGAACCTTAATACCGGATCTCCTCCATAGTATAATTGATCAACTGTAATTCCAGATCTATCGTTGAGGAATATTGTTGTAACTGAACTGTCGTCTAATAACGAACGAGTCTGCGTAGTGTACCACGACTTGCCTTTTCTTTGCACTATTTTGAGTTCTACACCTGCTGGTGGTGTGAAAGGAAGATTCAATGTATATACCGTTGACGAACTAACAGTACTAGTGGTAATAGTAAATCCAGAGTCTAATTGAACATCACCGGCTCCTGAGTCATATGATAATGAATAATCGTGAGCATATCTAACAACGCCCGGAGCCGTTGGTTTTTCTAACTGTCTGCCGCCAAAATAAACTTCTATTTGATCATGATAATTTGCGCTCGATACAAACTTTAATTGATTCGATAATCGATATGAACTGTTGCCAGTTGTGCTGGTTGTCGTAACCACAACTGTATCAGTAACTGGCATATTTTGTGTCTGACTTTGATCAATTACCCATGTTCCTATAGTGTAATAAGGTTTCGCTCCTGTACCAAGTGTGGCTCTAGTTATCCTAGATAAAACATTTCCAACTTTTTGTAGATATTCAATTCTCTCTCCTGCAATAAACACAACTCCAGGAGAGGTGGTATTTGTAGTCAACGGTGGTAATTTATCTCCGTTTTCTACAACAATCTGAGTATCAGTTAACTGCAATGGTTCGATCAAATAGGTAGTTTCTTCTGCACTAAGTCTTCTATACGAAGTCCTTCCCATAGTATCCCTGAACATTTTAAAGGACGAAGTACGGCCGGCTGCTGTTTGAGCCAGGCTAGTAATTATCACTTGTTCCCCTTCAATGTATGGTAGATCCATATCTACTTGAATTGACCTAGAATCATCTAGAATAACAAAATCATAACCCGGGACTAGAGTTTTGCTTCCAATAGATATCCAAACGTAATTATCGTTATAAACAGCCCTAGATAATTTATACAGTCTTGCACTATTGGCTAGGTATACTTCTGTTCTAATATATTGTTCATTTTGATTAGTAAAAGTAATGATCCTTACAATATTCGACGGTGAATCAAACGGAATCCTGTTAGTGATTTCTAATTTTGAACCTCGTATGATATAATCGTAATCAATGACAGCAGTTATAGCAAGAACATCACCTAATGCAAAATAATTGCTAGGGAATATTATTACATTATTATATTGATCTAAATAATAAATGTTCAGAGGAACACGTACTCCATTTTTGTAAACCTCTAACATAGTCATATCAAAACTATTATGAGGGAAAGTTCTTCTAGTACTAATATCAAATCTTGTTTGACTTACATTAGTAATTTCATAATAGGTTGTATTTGGTGGCACAATTCTAACACCATTGACTTCAACGATAGAGTTTGCCGACGCTGGTCCTAGTACTCCGGGCGGTTGCCATAATTCAACTATTCTATTATTTGCATTTACAGTATAGTCTATTTGTTCTCTAATTTCACTAAAGCCCTTGGTCTCGGAGGCAAAGAAGGCCGCAAATATAACGTTCTTACCCAGTGTACCTAATCCGTGAACAGTTACCATTATTCTATTGTTAATACCCGGATCTGCTTCAGAAGCTGTATAGTATAATCCCTGTCCAACCTGTCCGCTATCCGGATCTATATGTTGCCCATTTAAAGTTACGTATATACTCTTGACTTCGGAATAAGCACAATCGCCGATTACTGATCCTAAAGACGTACCTTCAACTGTAATAGAATTAGAGCTTAAGAATCCAGTACCGCCGATACCGGGCATATAAATTATTTCAATCGATCCGTCTTCTGCTCTAGGATATATTATTACGGTATTCTTAGTGTAATCTATAACATATTCTAATCCCGGTATCAGTGTTTCATAATTATAACTTACAAAAATGGCGCCACTGCTCGGAAGAGGCAATGATAGCTGAACTGTTGTAGGTTGATTGGCTATTGCAGGATGTTGAAGTGTAAGAATTATTGCACTACCCGACATTGCTCTTGTGAATATATTAATCCCCAATGTGTCAGTTACATGGCCAGGAACTAATTCTTCAGGTGCATAAGTTCTAGTCGGAGATATAAACTGATCACCATCTAGTATTATTTCTTCCGGAGAGATGCCTGTTGCTCCTAAAAGTATAGGACTCCAATGTCCAGAAACCCACGGAGTCGATGTACTCTGCACTTCTGTTAAAGTCCAATCTAATAATTCTAATATACCCGATGCAAATGTTCCGCCAATAGTAACGATAGGATTAGCAAGTTCTGGATCTATAGCAAGCCTGATATTTGTACCGTTGTTAGCAATAATGTAAAGAGTAGCACCATTATATTGTGCCCATAAACCTGTAGCACCTACCAACGTTAATATACAAGGAGTTCCAGAAGGATAAGTTACATTATCTCCCCATTGGCCGCCCGGCGATTGATCTACTCCACTGTTAAGGTTACCGCTACCATTAGACCCTGTTCCCGAAATAATGGTAATCGGAGGATAACTAGAAGAACTACTCGGAGCTCGCTGTGTAATAACACCATGGGCAATCGCAGTCCAGTGGCCGGATACCCAAGGAGTAGATGTTGAAATAGACCCGCCGTTATAAATGGTATCTAAATCTGTAGTTTGGCTTGATGCCGGATCCCATAGCAATGATCCAAATGGAACAGAATCCCAAGAAAAATCACTCTCAAAAGGTATTGTTTGAATCGATGTACCCGGATATTCCATACCCTTCATCAATTGGGCATAATTATCATCTTGCGTCTTACCAGGCATTCCGGCCTTTGGAAGATAATAATCATGTATCCTATCATATGCATTGTATATTTTTAAACTTTTAGCATAGGTTATTACAATAACTGTTCCCTGGTCATACTGTAAACTTGTTGTTAATTTAGTAAACAACTTATTATAACCATTAGCAAGGGTAGTATATTCAGTTAGTGAATAGTTAGATGGAGCAACAAAAATTCCATTGGCTGTAAGAGTTACTTTGGTCCTGTCTTGTGACGACAACCAAGATAAATTAAATTCAGTCTGAATACCGTCCGCTGTAAATGTATCAATAGCCGTGTTTGTTAATATTTCTCTACTTCTAGAAACCCTATCAAACTTCAATCCTATTTTGTTTACCCTAACCTTTTTATTAGACATTATGGCCGATAATTTAGCAGGAACGGTTACTGCTCCACCTCCCACTAATACTATCGAAGGATTTACTGTATATCCTGCACCCGGATTAGTAATATATGCTCCGACTACTTTTCCACTAGCAACTAATGCAACGGCAGTGGCAGTAGTAACTCCTGCATCTAAAGGAGAAGATATAATTCTAATTTCTGGTATTTCAGTATAGCCAAGACCACCACCGTTTGAAATTGCGATAGAGTCTAAAAATAGTGTGTGATTATCAAACCATCCTTTATATGGATATGTGTTCAGTAACGGATCACCGACGGTCAACGAAGAATATATTCCTGTTGCTTTGTTATATACTACAGGTAAATCAAAATCTGTTGTAAAAGTTAAGCTAGGTTCTATAACAGAATATTCTAATTTGTATTCTCTAACCTGTGTATGATATGGTTTAATTTCATTTAGGTAATCTTCGTACCAAGTAGTATCTTGGAATTTATAAACAGGCCGTTGTGTTAGTGCTCCGGCACTATTAGTAACGTTTATAAAACTTGTTTTGAACATCCAGTCAACTACTTTTTGTTCTGTCAAAACATATTTGATAGCTGTAAAGAAAAACTTGTTCCAATACACCTTTAAATTACCAATAAAAATATCAGTCTTTAGAGCATATATAATTTTTTCTAATTCTATATCTGGTATTTGATCAAAAAATGTTTCATCATACGGAGATACTTGATCCCATCCGTATTGAGAATTTAAAATATCCCATATACTGTCTTTGATTTTTAAAGTACCTTTTTCACTAACCATAACATCGTAATCAAGGTTATAAGTACCTCCAGAACCTGTTATCACTTTCTTTAAAATAAGGTATCGTCCCGCACCGTTGTTATTAATTTTTACATAATCCCCAACGTTAAGATCTAATTCTGCTAGTTGGTATGATTGGTCTACAATTGCAGCCAATGCTTGATATTGATTAAATTCAGTAGAAATCCAGTTGACGGAATCCCAGTATAAAGTAGTATCGTGTCCTTGTGTACGAATTTTGGTCCAAGAATTAGATATTAAAGAATAAATTGTCCAACGGTTTCTTGACTCGGAATCAATTTGTACTATTACTGTGTACGGCCTTACATATAGGGCGGGTATAGCAGAATAATTATTTCCAGAATTTTTTATTAAAACAGATATAATAGAACCATATTGATCTATAACTGTTTCGAGCTCAGAACCGTTAGCATCATCAAATATTTGTACCTGAGGACCTTTCCAAGAAATAATATTTCCTTGATCATCATACGAATATGCTTCAAGTTTTCCATAACCATATCCGGGTGTTACAATATTAATAGAATCAATTTTTCCGTTTACTAACAAGCAGGTAAGCTCGGCTTGTATAAAATCGCCGGTATATAATGCATCTCGAGCATCCAGATCTTGTACGATTAAATCGTATTGATTAATTGATATCTGACTAATTTCGTCTTTATCGTTAAACTTATCTAAATTATAAAAATCAGTAATTAGATTATCTGCAAATACTGTATTAACATAAGCAACCATGTTTCTTAAAGCATTTGCCCTGTTTTTAAACATAGACTGTCTTGGTCTAATACCTATACCATATTTCTGTCTTGCACTTAATGTAGGATCAGGTACAGAATTTCCCAACGAGTCTCGACCTAGTAAACTATCAATTAATTTCTTTTCTAATAGTGTGTTAGGTAAACTGTGTGCAGAACCTTCTTCTATCAATAACCATTCCGTATGTTTATTATTCTTATTATCAATATTATCTAATTGCATGTTCAAAGATATTCTATCGTTAATTAAAGATCCTTTGATGTTATTCACTGCTAAAGAATTGCTAGATAATACTGCTACATATTTTAATCCTGCAGATTTTGGATTAGAAATTAGATTTGCTACTTCATATGCAGAGATATTTCTACCCTGTCTGTTAGGTACAATAACTGTGTTCTTAACCCAATAGTAGTACCTATCAGTGTAGGTATCAGTTATAGAACTATATACTTGTTCCACACAATATGCTAAGTTGGACAAATATTTCGGTTGTCCGCTTATTGATGCTGCCAATCCTGCAACAGTATCTGCTTGTGATGACCAGTCATCTGGTTTATATTCGCTTGAAACCCATTCACATACATCAATTGTACATCCTGGGAATACTGCACCCCAATTATTTTTTCTAAATTCAGACTCGCCTTGTTCATACCACTGATATTTTACACTTGATAGATCCCACCAAAGCTCGCCAACATGTTCGCTACCCCAGTAGGATTGTGAATCAACAACAACCGATGTAGATGTGCCTGTACTATATACCGCAGGGTCAAAAACTGTCCTATACCTAAGTTCCTGATCGGCCGCTTGAGAAATCTTTCCTTTAATTGGATCAAATATTTCTAAATAATCTTCTACTGTTTCTGCAAATGTATCTATAGTTTTAATTTGTTTAATCTTACTAGTATCAACCAACGCAGATTCTTCTCTGGCCAAGGACCAGCTATTTGATTTAGGATCAATCGCATTCCATGCATAAAATTCACCTGCTTTAATTGCAGGCGCCGTGGTATACAACGGAGCCCCGACATATATTGCATTCCTATTAACAGATATACTGGCACCATATAAACTACCGTCCGTAATATATGCATCAAACAATTCTGAAGCAAATACAAACTTATCATTATATCTATTAAAAGTGTATGCAGTCCCTGCATCTGCAATATATTCACTAAAATTAGTCGATGCAGAATCAAATGTTGTTTTGCTAGAATCAAAAATCATTCCAGAATAATTAGTAGGGCCGCTTGAGGTAACTCCTAATAGCTCTCCAGTTTCATCGGTATCCAAACTATGTCCAAATCTTAATCCCGAAGACGATGACGGATTATTAATTATTTGATTTAATACAAACGTACCAGTTGTATTTTTATAAACTAGTACTTTTCCAGGTTGTAATAATTTATCGGTAGCATCCGGTGCTGAAATAAACAACCACTCCCCCGTATCATCCATGCTTATTGAAGATCCAAAATTAGATCCTGCTGATATGCTAGGAGTGATTGTAGCACTAGCGGTATTTGTAGAGATTGTCTGTACATAATCATAATCAACTGTTGTACTATTAAACCTAAAAATACATACAACACCGTTGCCGTCTTGTCCCGGAGCAGAAATAGCAATTATACTTGCAGTTAAGTTTCCTGTGATATTTTCGCCAAATCTTGAATTAACTGTAATTTCTGCTGGAGGGGTTACTGAGTTATATGAAGTATTTGTTGCATTAGTTCTAACTGTGCTTCCATCAAAAGAAATACTGTATGCTAGATCATAAGCAAACACTTTGCCAGTATTGTTATTGTATCCAGGAGCGCCAACTAATAAAGTTTTAATAGTAGGCACACTACTAACAAAAACACTATAACCAAATTCTATATAATTCTGAGGATATTGGCATGCCAACATTAATCTATTTTTTTCTTGTGCAGTTTCTTCGTCAATTAAGGAAATAACTACCATACCTTCATTAACAAAGGTAGATGTATTGTTAGTAAACCTCACAAATCTTGTATCAACATTAACATCACCTTTGAGGTAAGATGCAAAAGGTGCGCCAGCTACAATTATTCCATCAGCTGAATCAAAATCTATAGAATTTCCAAACCATGCAGGGTGAGGGGAAGTTGTATTTTTATAATATTGATCGTTGAAAGAATTTATAGAATAAGATGTTATCAATTGCGGAGAATTTATATTTGAATAGACAAATATTTTTCCTGCTCCGCTACCGTCATCGTATGAAGGTGCTGATACAATTATCCTATCAGAGGATTCTTTAGATACTATCTTTTTTCCAAAGTAAGAAGAATCGCCAAGAATTCCTTTGACTTTATTAACATTATAATTTTTAATTTTTGTATAGACCTGCCATTTGCCGGTCGGACTGCTATCTATCCATACACTTTTTCCTATACCGATGTCAGAGGTATATTCAGATGTTACTAAATCATCAAACGAATTATATCTAGAAGATACGAATTTAAATAAAATTCCAAAATCATTCGTAGTGCCTATTTCATTAGGTGTCGATACTATAAATTGATTTAGGTGAGGGATGGATTCTATTTTATATATTCCATTTAGTGTATCACTAAATCTGCTAATAGCAACAATGTCTCCGACCTTTAATCCGTGATATTTGTCGGTTGTAAACAGCACCGACTGCCCATATACAGATGCTTCTGCAGATATGATTGCCTGAGCAAGACGAGCATATCTATATACTCCCCAATCTCCATTATCATCAAAACCTATCCAGATAGTATCACCGATTTTAATGGTTTTACCCGGAACAAAATTATATAAATCTTGTTTAGTTTTTAGTGCAAAATCAACATCCTCAAACCGTACATAGCCAGCCACTGGCATAACAATAAGATCTCGATCGGTGTTTAGTGCAGTATGAAAAGTTGATTCAGGTGAATAATCTGCAGACTTCATCGAAAGTTCGCTAGGAGAAATATACACCGTAGCATCATATTCTAGAGAAGGTTTTTCGTTAACAAACTTTATTAG